AAAGTTGGTCAAATAGCTACAGGCGTCGATACAGGCGCTAGTGGTAAAATTATTAGAAGAAATCTTGATCTAGGACAAATAGTTGTAGAAGGAACTGTTAATTTTAAGAAGGACGGAGAATTAATTACATCTACAAACTCAAATGGAGTTGTAGAAACAGTAACCGCGGTTTCAACTTCAGCAGAGCATCAAGCTGCAAATTATTACACTGATACTAGTGGCTTAATTGTTGATTTAGGCGTAGATGGAAACGGTGATTTATTAGCACCTGGTGTAACAAAAAATGAAATAACTAATGAACAATCTTACTTTAATGTGAATGAAAGTTTACGTCAAATTAAAGTAATAAGACCTAATTTAATAAACACTTTAGTTACTGGCTATAAGAAAGCAATAAGACAATAAAATGAGTTATCCAACTGAACAACAGAGTGAGTACGTACTCAATTCTGCAATATTAAGTAATAGTGAAAGAAATACTGGTTTCGATATTGAAATTAAAAATATTATAACTTCATTTCAAATATTTGAACACATAGAAAAACCCTACCTTACTGCACAATTTATAGTTATAGATACCTCAAATTTAATTCAAGATTATGACTTTCAAGGCGGTGAAAAATTAACAATTGATATAATTCAATCAGAAGAGCAAAATGATGGTATTTCAATAACAAAAGAATTTTTAATTGATAAAATTGAAGAAACATCTCGTACTGATGAAACTACCGATTCGGTGATTTTTCATTGTGTAGAATATCATACGTTTAAATCTTCATTACAAAATATAAGTAGATCTTACACTGGACCAATTAGTGTTATAATATCTAAAATTTTTAGTGAGTATTTAGAAAGAGATGTTTTAGCATTAGGAGAAGATGGTGTAGGTACAATTAAAGTTATTATACCAAATTTGAATCCAATTGAAGCATCAACTTGGTTGAAAAGAAGAGCAGTTAGCAATATAGGTATGCCTTATTTTCTTTATTCAGTGTTAGGAACTAAAAATCTAATAATGAGAGACTTAGGCTCAATTTTTTCAGATCCAGTTATGAATATAAATGTGCCTTTCGTATATGCACCTAGTATGACATCTTCATTACATGGAATACATAAGTATTATAATATTTTAGATTTCAAAATTTCTGAAACTGAAGATTTACAATCATTAATAGGCGAAGGTCTAGTAGGTGGTGAATATTATTTTTATGATACTATGACAGCTGTACCATTTCGAGTGGAACATAATGTAGAGGATAATTTTAGAGAATTATCAACATTAAATTTAATCGGTGGTGACAATGAAAGATTTGTATTTGGACCAGATTATAAATTAAACGATAAAAATATATCTACTTATAAATCACGTTCAATTACACAAATGTCATCTAGTGGTGCTTTTAATAATGGAATACGTAGTTTTAAAAGTTATCAACAAGAAAATAATTCTTCAAATCATAAAAGAAAGGTTTTTGCTAGATCGATAAAAGCTTTCCTTGCAAAATCTCCAATACAAATAACAGTCAAAGGTAGAGAATTTTTAACTGGTGATGAAAACTATACGATTGGCAAAGTCATAAGAATACTTTTTATAGATAATGAAAGCACTAATGAAAATACGAGTCAATTACTTTTTGATACGAAAAAATCAGGTGATTACGTAATATGTGCAGCAAGACATTCTTTTGATAATGACGTTTATAATACAACTCTTTCTTGCGGTAGACTAGGTTCGCTATCAGAGGAAATAATATTATGAGTATAAATTTTTACGGTGATCAAAATAGATGGTTTGTTGGTTTAGTAGTTGATATAAACGATCCATTAAAACTCGATCGTGTCAGAGTTAGAATACAAGGGATACATACGCCTGATACAACATTAATACCAAATGAAGATTTGCCATGGGCACAAGTTTCAATACCTGTCACTGAAGATGGAAGTTCAGGTTTAGGCGCAAACTCAAGTTTAAAACCAAGAGCACAAGTATTTGGTTTTTTCTTAGATGGTAAAGATTCTCAACTACCTTTAATAATAGGATCTATACCGAAAATAGAATCTTATGCAAATCAAAGCGGTGATGCAATCGAAGGTTTACCTACCTTTTATGAAAAGTCTGGTACCGGTGATATTGATCTTAATTTAGATGGTAATTCAAATATTGAAAAAGCTTTTAATTTTTTTGTTTCAGACGAAGGTGGTAATTACACATTCGAACAAACATGCGGTATAATAGGTAATTTTTGTGTTGAATCAGGTCCAACTTTAAATCCAAAGGCCGTGAATCCAACTGAAGGTTCCACTGGAATTGCACAATGGAATCCGGCTCAGGCTGCAGGTAATCGATTAGGTCAATTAGTTGAGTATTCAGCTAAACTTGGTTTAAATCATTTAACACTTGGTGCACAATTATTATTCACAAAATATGAACTTGAAACATTTAACTATTTAGGTGATGGTTTACTTAGAAAAACAGATAATGTTAAAGATGCAACAATTGTTTTTCAAGATGCATATGAAAGACCTAATAAAGCAGCAGCAAATACAACAAAAAGAATAAACTTCGGAAAAGAAGTTTTTGATAAACTAGTAGGATAACATGTCAAATTTAATAACAGAAACTACAAGTCCAGTAAAATTAAAACCCGGTAGTTTTATTATTGCTGTATATGATAGACAATATTGGCTGCCAGAATATTACAAAGAAATACTTAAAGAACAAGGACCAAAGTTTAGAGAATTTAGATTACAAGAAATGGTTCATTATAATTTTAATGAATCTACTGCTGTTGTAACATTTACAGGTGATTATGGAGAGGTAAGAATTGAATATCAAGAACCTTTAAATTTGAGTAATTACGGTGTAATGCCAAAAACAACAGTTAATAATAAAGCAAAAAATGTAAGAAAAATACAACCTGCAGAATCAAATATTTTAGAAGATCAACAAGCTAATAAAATAAGTAATGAAGGCTCAACAATTGGTAATTTTAATCAAGTAAATGGTTTTAAATCTTTATCATCATTTGCAAAAGAAGGTGAAGCAATCAGCAAAAAAATTATGCCAGTTAAATTAACCGGTGATGTTGGTGATGGTAGTTTAAAATCAATAAGCACTAACGTTAGTCAGCTAACCAGTATTTTTGGTAAGGCACCAGTTGCCGATGCAACAGGCACACTTAAAAAAATTGTTACAAGTGGTGCACCACAATCACTAATGAAACAAATGCAAAAAAATTTTTCGAGTTTACCAATACAGAAAATAAGAACATATGCATCAAATGTTTCAATAAGTCCATCAACTACAATTGAATCTCTTAAGCCAGAAAATAGCCCATCTAGAGTTTCACTAAATACAGTATCTAAAATATATAAAGAAAAACTAAAAATTAATTTAAATAATGCAGCTTTCAATTTAAATCCTTTTGGTGCATTTCCGGGATTAGGAAGAAGTAAACAAAATTTAGCTGCACAATTTATAGGTACCATACTAAATAAAGTCGGTAGTTTTTTTGGAAATATATTAAATGGTATGAAAGTATTTGATAATCCTACACCAACCATAGTTTCATCATTCGGAGGTAATGTAAAAGATTTAATTGAAAAAGGTGGTTCAAAAACAAATATTTCAAACTATGTAAATAAAGGAAATTTAGTTGATATTGATCCTCCGAAAATTGAATATGTTTTACAAGATCAAAATTCGTTTTTAGGATATGCAACGCCTGAAACATATAAATTTACATTTGTTACTTCGACTGAAGAATTGATTACTGAATTTAAAACGAGCTCAAGAGGTCCAACATCTATAGGTGATGATGCTATAGGTGGTTTATTCATATATGCTACTAAGAAATTTACAGGTCCTCCAGAAAAAGCTAATGCTGAAGCATTACAAAAAGGTGTTAAAAAAGTTTACTTAAGAAACTTAACCAAAGAAATTGAAGAAACAAATACAATGGCTGACGGTAAAACTGCAGCAGAAACTGCACTTGAAAGAATCAGTATAAATCCAAATGAATATGGTATCAACTCGCATTATTTAATATTGACAGATGGAAGTTTGCAAAGAGCTAGGCCAATTGATAAAGTAAGATCTTCAGTTGCTCATCCAAGATTTAGTAAAACTGGATTGCAACTATCTTTTATATCAGGCGGAAAAATACCTAATAGTAAAATGTTTGAAACATATGATAGATTTTTAAAAGCTTGGTTTACTGTTTTTCCAGATTGCGGTGTTTACGATCATAGTGAAGCAAATACTGATAGTTCACCAAATCTTTTTGATGTAAGACAATCGGTAAAATCAAAATTTAGATTCGTATATCGTTATGATGACTTGTCTTTATTTGATGAATTTCCAACAAAGATGGAAAGAGTAATTACAAAGCCAACAACAATTGCAAAAACTTCATCAACAATTGAAAAACCGATATCGATTGCTGAAGCTAATGAAAGAGTTGCTGATTTAGTTGAAAGTAAAAAATTTAATAATGATATTAGTAGCGCAATAAATAAAGCAGGTGCAACATTAGCACAATTAAATGGTGAAGATAGAGATGCTATTTCAACAAAGTACGGTGCAGAAAATTTAGAATCTGGTGATTTAAAAGCAAAGATGGATGCTGATTATAAAATTTTTCAAAATGGTATGAAAGAAAAAAACAAAGAACTTAATAGCATTATAGGTAAATTAAATACAAATGATAGAACAGTTAAATCATTTGGATTTACTTTAAATAGGAGTAAATAATGTCGGAAGCAGATCAGATAAGTGCTAGTGAATTAGAATCAATTAAAAATCCAAGCGATGGACGCTCTGATCCTAATAAGCAATTTCCAAGAAAAGAATATGTTGGCGTATCATCTGTAAATAATATAGCACGTGGTACAAAAGTTTCTAATGTATATATTGGTGGTAGTGTCCCTGGTCTTGATTTTGAATTAAACGATGAACCTTCTACTGAATATCCAAATAATCAAGTTAAAGAAACTGCTTCTGGTCATATCATTGAATATGATGACACCAATGGTAGAGAACGAGTGATGATAAGACATAGAACCGGATCAGGCGTTGAAATGAGAGCTGATGGTTCTGTAATATTTAGTTCAACAAATAATACTTTAAGAATAGTTGCAGCTAATGAGAAAGCTATTATCGAAGGAGATGGTGAAGTTGTATATAATGGTAACTTAAAAATGAGAGTTGCAGGTGATTTTGATTTAGAAGTTGGTGGCGATTTTAATGTTAATGTTACAGGAAATAAAGAAGAAATAGTTAAAAGCTCTTATATTGAATCAATAACTAAAAATAAAACTTTGACAGTTGGAGAAAATAAAGCAGAAACTATTTTAGGTGTTGATACGTTAACGGTATTAAGTGATAAAAACGAAATTATAAAAGGTAATCATGAAGCCAATGTGGAAGGTATTGTTGAAATAGATGCTGGCGGAAAGTTAATAATGTCAAGTGAAAATAAAACCATTATGACATCACCAGATATAAACATAGCCGCAAAAAGCTTATCTGTTGTAGGTGACAGTGGAACAGTAGGTGGACATGAAATTGTTTATTACGGTAAGACGGCTCATATACCAAGAGTTAATTCAACATCAATTCATGCGTCACAAGGTGTAATAGCTGATGTTGGAATGACTGCACCGACATTTAATGGCAACTTAGCAGGTAATGCTAATACTGCAGGTAAAGCAGCAACCGCAGCAGTAGGTCCAGCAGCAGGTAGTGCGCAATCTTCAGTAACTTTTACCGAAGCAACAAATAAAAATACAGTGCAGCCTGATACTTCAATATTAGCATCTGTTATGACGGATCCAGAATACGGTGTTAGACAAATTGAAATTGATACATTTGATGATTTAAAATTTTCTGTTAATAGAAGTAGAAACTACGGTGGAATAACAGTAAATGATTTAACTATAAAAAGCGTAAGATCAAAGTTAAGAGATCCAAACACTTTATCAAATGAAACTTTTGTAGGCGAAATTGTTTCTGAAGGATTAGTATCAAAGGATTTTGCAAATGCAATACCTCCACAGTTTGGTAAATCAGTGAGTGTAGATGATAAATCACAAAGAGGCGAAGAAGCATTAGGTCCATCAAATCCAAAAGCAAAGGTATTTCAACATGGCACGTAGAGTAGAAATAGTACCAAACGGTTTTTATGATCCAGGAAATCAACCTACGATAAGTGGTAGAACTAGATTAACTCAAACCACAACACTAGCAAAATTTTTAGGAAGTCATAGCGATCCTAATGGTTTAAGTCATTTAAGTAATTCTGATAAATTATTATTAGCTAAACAATACTATTTACACGCTGAAGTGATAGAACTTATAAATTCATCGCCAGGGTTAAGAGGAGCAAAAGGATTTGAAAATTTTAGAATGGTTGTATCAGAAGGATATTATAGAGAAGGACCAAGTGAAGATTTAGATGTTACTGATGGAATTAACTATTTAAAAACAAATGGTAGAGCTGTTGTATATGAACTGATAAATCAAAAAGGTGAAATAGCATTTGATAAAACATTTGACTTAGCTGTGTATTTAAAAAATAATATCGAATACGAAAAATTAATATTAAATTATGATAGTTATAATCCCGATGGAACTTTACATGTTGATATTATATTAATAATGCCTGAAATCATATCACCTTGGTCTGTAACTTACAATAACATAATAGAAACGCGTTTTAATAATTCAGTACAAGCAACTGGTGAATTACTTGAAATAGGTGAAGAAGAAAAAACCGAAGAAACAGGTTCAGAACCACTTGATGAAAGTAAACCGTTTGCAGTTTTTGGTACAAGCAATTTTGGTTCTACTGCAGGAAAAAAAGGATATTTTTATCCTTTATATACTCAAAAAAGTAAAGTTAGTGGAGACAGCCATGTTCATACGTTTATTGAATATACCGGTATAACGTTCTATATGCCTTTATCAGATCAAAATCATGCAAAACCTACATTTAATCAAAACTTATATAATTTATATCCATCAGAAAAAAGTTCAACCGGTACATCAAGTTCAGGTGCCGGTGAATACTGATGAATTTATGTATAAATAGAACATAAGGAAGTACTATGCCAACAAGAGTTTTTTCAAATGAAGATGGAAATCCAAATGCAAAAAGCATTGTTGTCACTAGAGTAAAACAAAACTCTGATATTGATTTAAGCTTTGCTTCAAAATTTATCGGTACAGATAGTGCTGGTGTTAACGTAAAGGCTGATATATTTAAAAAAACAAATGCAGCCGCAGTTAAGCAAGCTGTAAGAACATTATTATTAACTAATTATACTGAAAGACCTTTCATGCAAAGATTTGGTGGAAACCTTTCAGACATGCTTTTTAGATTAAGTACCGAGATAGATGATGCTGGCTTGGAAAAAAGAATTTCTAATGCAATTGAAAGTTATGAACCAAGAGTACAAATATTAAACATCAATACTGTAGTAAGTCCAGATAATAATGACGTAAGAGTAACTGTTAGATTCTTAATATTATCTACATTACAACAAGAGAGTGTTGAACTAAATTTAACAAGGTTAAGATAAATGACAACTACAATTCAATCCACTGATTTAGATTTTGATACAATTAAATTAAGACTTAAAGAGTATTTTAAGAAGCAAAATGAATTTAGTGATTATGATTTTGAAGCCTCAGCTTTAAGTAACATACTTGATGTTCTTGCATACAATACGCATTTTAATGGTCTTATAACTAATTTTGCACTTAATGAAAGTTTTTTAAATACAGCACAACTAAGAAGTTCTATAATATCACATGCTGAAGCTCTTGGTTATGTACCACGATCATATGCGTCTGCTTTAGCAAAATTAAATTTAACTATTAATATATCTGGTGTTAACAGACCGAGTGCAGTTAGCTTACCGAGAAACACACAATTTACAACATCAATTGATAATGTTTCATATGTTTTTCAGACAAGGGAATCATATATTGCAACTCCGGATATTAATGGTTTATATACATTTAAAACTTCTGTTGGTTTAAGTGATATACCAGTTTATGAAGGAACAGAAAAAGTAAAAACTTTTTTTGTAGGTGACACAGCAGATGCACAAATTTATGTTATACCAGATGTAACTATTGATACAACAACAATAAGAGTTCGTGTTTTTGATACAGCCGTAAGTTCAACCTTTGATACATATACAAATATTAATACAGCCACAAGAATTACTCCTACATCCACACATTATCAAATAAAAGAAGTTCCAAATGGTTATTATGAAATAATATTCGGCGATGGAACAAGCACTGGTAAAGCACCAAGTGCAGGAAATAAAATAGTAATTGATTACTTATCTACAAAAGGTCCTGCAGCAAACGGTGCAAATATATTCGAAACAACTGCACAGGTTGAAGGTGTCAGTCTTACTAATGTTACTAGTGCATCAGCTGCTGGTGGTTCTTTCAAAGAAGGTATAGAATCAATAAGACAAAATGCACCAATATATTTTACATCTCAAAGACGTATGGTTACAGCTGAAGATTATAAATCACAAATACTTACAAATTATGGATCATATGTTGAAGACGTGGCTTCATGGGGAGGTGCAGACAATGATCCACCTGTTTACGGTAGAGTTTATGTTTCATTAAAATTTAAAAATAATGTTGATGATGCAACACAGCTTGATGTTAAATCAAAAATAATAAGTGAATTAACAAGTAACTTTGCGATAGCAAGTATTGATACAGTTTTTATCGATCCACAAACTACATTTCTTGAAATATTGACTACTTTTAATTTTGATCCCGACTTAACCAGTAGTACATCAAGTTCAACTGAAAGTTTAATACAAAATACAATCAATACTTATTTTACGAATAACTTGGCAAAGTTTGGTCAAGTTTTCAGAAGGTCAAATTTATTAACAATAATTGATGATGTAGATGAATCAATATTAAACACCAAAATGTCAATAAAAGTTCAGAAACGTTTTACACCAACCATTGGTTCTGTAAGAGATTATCAAATAAACTTTCCTGTAAAACTTGCAGAAATAAGCACTACTGATGAAGCAATCATAACTTCATCAAGATTTACTTTCAACTCAAAAACTTGCACAATAAGAAATAGAGCAAAATCAAATATTTTAGAAATAGTAAATGCTGGAGGAACTGTTGAAGTAGATAACATAGGTGCATACAATCCAGCAAGTGGAAGAATAGATTTAGTAGGTTTTGCACCTACTGCAGTTGTTAATGATATATTAAAAATATCGGCAAAACCTGCTAATGAAAGTACTATTAGACCTTTAAGAGCAACTGTTATTGATATTGACACTGTAGCTTCAAAAGCATCAGCTACATTTGATTATCAAGAAACACAAGTTGCTTTAGCTGGTAGTGGGGTTTCTTCTGTAACAACATCTTCATCTACAAGTTCAAGTGGTTCAACTAGTTCAGGTTATTAATGTCGAATATAAATTATCATTATAATAGAAGACCTCGTAATTTTTTACGAAGAAAAGTTCGTGAATCTTTACCTGAACATTTTACTCAAGATTATCCTAAGCTTGTAACTTTTTTAGAAAAATACTATGAGTACTTAGACTCTGATGGAGCAAGTTCATTTAATCATAAGCTTAAAAGAATATATTATTCAAGAGATACACAAGAAGTATCATCAGATTTATTAGTTTATTTAATACAAGAAATAGCAGCTGGTAATACAGGTGGAAATTTCATTGATCCTAATTTTTATGCACAAAGAATTCATGAACTACATAGAACAAAAGGAAGTAGATTTTCAATTGAAGAATTTTTCAGAGCTTTTTTTCAAGTGCACCCTGAAGTTGTATATCCTAAACAAGATATTTTTACAATAGGACACGATTCAGCAGGACCTCTAAGTAAAATAGGTGCTGAATCAAATAAGTTTATTCGAAATAATGGATTATATCAAGTTTTTTCAATCTTAGTTAAAAGTCCAATATCTCAAGTTACATGGCTTGAACTATATAAAAAGTTTGTACATCCTGCAGGGTTTTATATTGCTGGTGAAGTCGTAACAGATGTTGAAGCTACAGGTACTTTTACTGCACCATTAGCAATTGAAGATAGTGCTAACAGAAAAGTTATTTCAAGTGCGTCAATGACAGCTCAAGTTCCTTTTACTCAATTAACAGCATTATTTGATTCTGCTGATGGCACAACATTTAGAGCAAGACTTGATGAAAAAGTTAGTGAATATCAATCACTTACAGCAACACAATTACAAGGATTTTATAGAGATGTTGATGAAATTATAACAGCGAATTCATTCACATTTGATGATAGTGGGTTAGGCAACGGCTTAGGTGGATTGGGTGATAGTGCTGGTGCAGCAAGACCAGACTTTTCACTTGATCTTGAAACAATGGATAATGAACAATTCGATTCATCTTTTAACTCATAATGATTATTTTTTTGTATAAATAGAACTATTATTAGGAAGATTATATGACAAGACAAAATATTGGTATAGGAAGTGCAGCTAATGATGGTAATGGAGATACATTACGTCAAGCTGGTACAAAGATAAATGCTAACTTTGCAGAGGTTTATGCGTTTCTTGGAGGTGGTGATAGTAGCAATTTATCAACTCAGATATCATTAGAAAATGACGCTGTTGTTTTTGAAGGTGCTTCAGCAAATGATTTTGAAACACGATTAAAAGTAACTGATCCAACACAAGATAATATTATAACATTACCAGATTCAACTGGTGCAGTTATACTTGATGGTGCAGTACAAACAATTACTAATAAAACTTTAAACTCACCAAAAATCAATGAGAATGTAGTACTTACTAGTACTGCAACAGAATTAAACTTACTTGATGGCGTTACAGGCGTAGTAGTTACAGAAGCAGGTACACAAACACTTACTAATAAAACATTAACATCTCCTACTTTAAATACACCAAAAGTTGGAACATCTATTAATGACACATCTGGTAATGAAGTTATAAAAATAACTGCAACCGGAAGTGCAGTAAACGAATTAACAATCGCAAACGGTGCGTCAACAACAGGACCAACACTTTCTGCCACTGGAGGTGGAACCAATTTAAATATAATTATGACGCCAAAAGGCACCGGTTCAGTTGAGCTTAATAAAGCTGCTTTTAGTTCTTCTACTATAACAGCAAACGGTGCAGTAAGCACAGCAGCTACATTAATTATAGGTAACAAAGGTAGTGCATTAAATGTTACATTAGCTGATGGAACTACTGTAGGCGAATATAAAATTTTTACAAATAAAGGTGCAGGGGCAATGCAAGTTACGCCAAATAGTTTTAGAGGTTCAGATACTACATTTACACTAGCACAATTTGATGGTTGCACTTGTATATGGGATGGAACCAGCTGGTTTTTAGTCGGAAACCAAGGCCAAGTAACGGTAGCATAAGGAATAGAATATGTCAGCAATAATAACAGACCCTTTTAAAAAACAAGTATTAGATAATGTTGTTAATGAGGTAAAAAACTTAACAGCAAGATATTATGTAGGTATAGGTAAAAATGATCAGTGGAATTCAACTGAAACAGTTCCTACACCGACCGATACTCCAAAAACTATAAGAGCTACGCAATCTGCACTTCAATCGGTTAAAGCTGTAGCCGGAGCATCATTTGTAATACCGAGATATAATTGGTCATCGGGTTCAATATATAATGGTTATGATGATGACATAAGTGCTATACCTTCAAACACATATTATGTTTTAACTGAAGATAATGAAGTTTATATATGTTTACAACAAAGTAAAAGTTCCACAGGAAGTCCAAATCCATCAACCGTAAAACCTACAACAGCAACTAAAACAAAAGCGTTTAAAACAAGTGATGGATATACTTGGAAATTTTTATATTCATTATCAGCTTCAAGAGCAAGTGCATTTTTATCAGCAAACTTTGTACCGGTTGAAAAAGTAGATTCTGCTGGTCAAGCTGGGCTTGATGTGAGTGGAGTGGAACAAGGACAGGTTGCTGATTCAGCAATTGCAGGAAGAATTCTTAATATCGTTGTTACAAACGGTGGAACAAATTATACCAGTCAACCAACTGTTACAATAACTGGTAACTCTGGAATTATTGGTGACAGTGCACAAGCAACAGCTGAAATATCAGGTGGTGCAGTAACAAAAATTGATATGTTAAATGAAAGTGCTGGTTCTGGAAAAAATTTTATAAATGCAACTGTTACAATTTCAGGTGGTGGAGGTAGTGGTGCAACAGCAAGAGCGGTTATTGGACCAGCTAAAGGTATCGGTAAAGATCCAAGAGATGAACTTAAATCAACATCTTTAATGTTTAACTCTAAACCTAGTGGTGCTGAAGATGGCAACTTTTTAGTTGGTACAAATCAAGATTTTAGACAAGTGACTTTAATCAGAAATCCACGTACTGATTCTGATGACGGAAATATATTAACTGCAACCACAGCTAAAGCATTAAAATTTTTAATAGCAGATTCAGCTTTTGCAACTCAACTATCAACTGATGAATTGATAACTAATAGTTTAACACCTGCAGCAAATGCATATGTTAATGAAGTAGTAAATTTTGGTGCTGCTTCTGGTATGAAAGTTTTTTATCATCAAACTGATAGTACTGGGTTTACACCTTTTAGTGTAGGTAATACACTAACAGATGAAGGTAGTACAACAGGTACCATTTCAGTAGTAGCAGATTCAAATGAATTGTATCTCAATAACACCGGTGAAGTCTTATACATAGAAAATAGAGCACCAGTAATAAGAGCATCTGAACAAACCGAAGATATAAAAGTAGTGATTTCACTTTAATAGGATAATTTATGGCGACAACATTTACAGAAACTACCTTATCAACCACGTATAAAGATGATTTTCGTGATAGTGATAATTATCACAAAATACTTTTCAACAGTGGTGTAGGTTTACAGGCAAGAGAATTAACTCAGCTACAAACAATATTACAAAATCAAATATCAAGATTTGGTGATAATATATTTAAAGAAGGCTCAGTTGTAAAACCAGGCGGTGTAAATATAAATCCACAATATGAATTTATTAAATTAGATGAAACCGATCCTTCTCAAGTTTTACCTGCCGATTTAAATACATTGATTGGATTAACAGTTGAAGGACAAACATCTGGTGTAGTTGCTACAATTATTGAAGCTGTTGCTTCTTCAGGTAGTGATCCTGCAACGCTTTACGTAAAATACACCAGCACAAGTTCTGCACAAAGTTCTACTGATATAGTTACTAAGAGAATGGCATCTAATGAAATTTTAAATGTATCGAATGGTGACACTTTAAAAGTTAAACTTTCAACTGTAGCAGATCCTTCTACAGGCGTAGGAACGCAAGTAACAATACTAGGTGGTATATATTATGCTAGGTCTAATTTTGTTTTAACACAAAGCCAAAGTAAAATTATTTCTAAATACACAGACGATCCTACTACTGATATAGGTTTTAAAGCTGTTGAAGAAGTAATATCTGCTAGTGACAATAATGCTTTATATGATAATCAAGGCACTGTGCCTAATGTTTCTGCTCCAGGCGCAGACAGATATCGTATTACATTAACTATTGCTGAACGTAGCGAAATAAGCGTCAATGAAAATTTTATTCACATTGCAACAGTAAATAATGGTGTAGTTTATAATGCAGTTGAAGTTGAAAATTCTTACAACTTTCCTGCAAAACATATAGCTAAAAGAATTTTTGAAAACTCAGGTGATTATATTGTAAAACCTTTTATAATAAATTTTGAAAAAGATTCAGAAAATACACATTTATTATTAAACGTAAGCGATGGAATAGTAGTTGTAGATGGCTTTAGAGCTGCAAGAACTTTTCCAACAAGATTAAGAATTGAAAAACCAACAGCAACAACTACCATAAATAACGAACCTACATCTGTAGATTACGGTTCAAATGTTTTGGTTGACGTTAGTGTTGGTGGTTCTGCTAACACACAAGGTATTCCAAACTTTAATGAGATGGAACTATTAAATTTAAGAAGTGCCATAAATCATGGTGGTAGTAGTGTTGGGACTGCAAGAGTAAGTGCTATAACAAAAAGCGGTACAGATTTAAGAATGCATCTTTCAAGTGTTATTATGAATTCAGGTCAAGCATTTCGTAACGTAAAAAGTATTGGAACAAGTACTGATAATTATTTTAATATAAAATTAGAAAATTCAAAGGCTGTAATAAAAGAACCTTCAAATAGAAAAGCTTTTTTTGTGCTACCTCGAAATAGACCGCGATCAGTAACCGATTTAATATATACAGCACAAAGAAAATTTACTGGAAAAAGTGCTAATAGTTCCGGCGTCATAACACTTGATGGTTTAACCGGTGGAGAAGTTTATACACAAACTGATGATTTTGTATTTGCTAAAGCAGACAGTGACGTTGCAATTACTTCACCTACAATAGATCTTTCTGCCAACACTGTTGATTTTGGTACTAGTGGACCCGTTGCAACAATTGCTAATTCATCAAATATTGAATATGCAAGTTATATTAGTAAAACTCAAACTACACCAAAAACAAAAACATTAACCACCTTTAACTTAATTAATACTGTTGAGTCAGATGGAAACGGATTTCAAACTTTAAATTTAAAAAGAGCAGATATATTTGAAATAGATGAAATAGTAAATGCTGCTGATAGTAATGAAAGCTATTCAAATAGATTTATATTAGATAATGGTCAAAGATCAACTGCATATTTACCTGGGAGATTAGTAGTAAGAAAAGGTCAATCTGCACCTACTGGAAACGTATTTGTTAAATATAAATTTTTTAGTCCAAGCTCTAATGGTGATTATTTTTCAGTTAATTCATATACTGGCCAAGTAGATTATGATAAAATACCTAGTTATAGTTTTAACGGATCAACTATTCAACTGACAGATGTGTTGGATTTTAGATCAGTTGCAGATTCTGCTGGTAATTTTGGTACAACTGGATCGACTATGATTGAATTACCAAAGGTTGATACTACTATAACTGCAGATGTTACTTATCATTTAGCACAATCAGCAAAGCTATCAATTACAAATAAAGCACAGCTAAGATATATTGTCGGTGAAAATGGTTTTTTTCCACAACCACCTGATAGGCAAACAGGAACATTACCTTTATATGATATTAGATTAAATGCAAATACTTTAAATGATTCGGATGTTGATGTTAGTAAATTTAATTTTAAGCGTTTTACTATGAAAGACATCGGTAAACTTGAACAAAGAGTTGATAAACTTGAAGAAATGACAACATTAAGCTTACTTGAAGTTGATACAAGACATTTTGAAGTATTAGATTCAGCAGGCAATAATAGAACGAAAGCAGGATTCTTTGTTGACGATTTTAGAAGTCATAGAGGTGCAGATTTATCGGTTACTGCAGAATACAGAGCATCTATTGATGCAAAAGAACATATAATGAGACCTATGACACGTGATGACTCAATAAGAATGATTTATGATTCTGCTGCATCAACTAATACAATAAAAAAAGGCGACAATATTTACGTTAAATATGATGAAGAAGTTTATATTAATCAAACTACTGCAAGTTCTGCAATAAAAATTAATCCTTTTGCAGTTACAATTTATGATGGCACAATTACACTATCTCCAGCCTCAGATGAATGGAAAGATGTTGAAAGGTTGCCTGATTTGATATTACAGACGGGAGGTACATTATTTTCACCGATACCTGCATATAATTTTAACGATTACGTAAATGAATGGTGTGGTACTACAAATGATAATCCTAATAAAAAGGTTGTCACCGATGAAGCTATTCATACTTTAGTTGAAGATAGAGTAATTGAAAAAAAATCAATTCCGTTTATGAGATCACGAAAAGTTTTCTTTAAAGCTGAAGGGCTAAGACCAAATACCAGGGTTTTTCCTTTTTTAGATGGTATAAATATAAGTGACTTAACTAACGGTGCCGGAGGAGATTCATCATTTGAATTTTATTCTGACAACAGCGTAGATTTCGGTAACACATTAGATCGTGTAACTGTGCATCCAGACGGAGCTACAACTCTTGTTACTGATGCTAATGGAAGAGTTTCTGGATCTTTTATAGTACCAAATAATGATCAAACTCAAATAAAAACTGGAACTAAACAATTTAAATTACTAGATATCAGTGTAGATAATGAAGAAAACGCTGGAACAATAGCTTTCACTCCGTATACAGCTGAAGGCGTACTTACTTCAAAACAAGCAGAATACATATCAACAAGAATAGTTATGACTCAAGGGCAATTAAATTATCAAGAAGGAACTGGAGGTGAAGGACCAGATCTCAAAGGAAAGGTTTATCAAAGAAATGGTGTTTGGAAAGATGAAGGATATCCTACTTTAACTAAAGCACAAAGAGATGCTATAGAAATGAATAGATTTCAAACATATGCAATGATAACAGAACAAAGAAGAAATGCAATTGTATCACAAAATCAATTTATAAGTAGTTATATTAGAGATCGTAATGCTGAAATGTCAAAAATAACTGGTAAAGCATTAACTGCAACTGGTCAAATCCCACAAGACAACGGCGATGGGTATGAAGGAGATTTTGATCCAACAGATTCAAAAGGTAATAACCCAGACGTTTATAGTGATGGTTTTTAAGGAAAAAAAATATGTCAATTACAACACAAGGATATAAAATTGGAAAGCAACCTATTGCTCAATCGTTTTACATTGATGAGCCATCAGGTATATTCTGCACTAAAGTAGATTTATACTTAAAAGTTGCAGATGTAAATGCTCCTATACAGATACAAATAAGACCGATGATTAATGGTTTTCCATCTTCTTCAAGAATATTATCTGGATCTGTAAAAAGTTTACCCGGTAGTCATTTTACTGGAGGAGCAAACGTTTCCACTGATGCAACTGTTACAGCAACATTTGAATTGGATGAACCAGTTTTTTTAAAAGGCTTAACTGATTTTGCACTTGTAGTAATAGCTGATTCAAAAGATTATGAAATTTTTATTGCAGAAATAAATGAGTTTACAGTTGGTTCTACTGAAAAAAGAGTAAATAAGCAACCTACACTTGGTAGTTTATTTTATTCACAAAATGGAACTACTTTTACACCTGCTCAAAATCAAGATTTAACTTTTAGAATACATAAAGCACGTTTTAAAAATGTACCTTCTACTACAGCAATATTACGTAATGCTGCTTTACCTAAACAACTATTAAGGCCAAACCCAATAAAAACAATTAAAAATTCAACAACTGTTCAAGTAAATCATCCTAATCATGGAATGCAAGTAGGTCAACCAGTTGTATTAGAAGGTGTTGAATCAAGTGGTGTAGGTGGAATACTTTCTTCAACATTAAATAAAAGATATAATATTGTCGCAATGGATCATACTGGATATACCTTCACAGCGGATTCGGCAGCTGATTCAGATGCAATAGGTGGAGGATCATTAGTAAAATCTACAAAAAATATATTATACAGCACTATTTTTCCTAATATTAGTGCTCTAACAACAGAAGCAAACGCTGTATTTCCAGCAATAAAAACAACATCAGGTAAATCTTATGCAGGCAATGAAACTTCATTTCAAAAAGAATCTACTTTTAAAACTTTAAAACTTCTTGAAAACACTACTTTACCTACATTAAGCATGATTGCTCATGATAGTGCAGAGACATCCGAACTTGGATCTGGTATAAAATCACTCGACATGCAATTAAGTATGCCTCAAATAGATTCAAACATAGCACCTGTAATAGATTTACAAAGAAGTTCAGTTATATTATCAAGCAATATTATTGATAGACAATATGATTCATCAACTTCAAGCCCTGGTTCTTTTAATGCGCCATTAAATTTTACTGCAGAAACAAGTGCTAGAGGGGGATCTTCAGCGGCTAAACATTTAACAGCACCTGTAACACTTGTTGAAGAAGCAGTTGGTTTAAAAGTTTTAATAGGTGCAAGTGTTCCAACAGCAGCAGACTTTGAAGTTTATGTAAGAACAGCAGATAATGAAGCACTTAAAACTCAAGACTTTGTATTAGTTTCACCTGAAAATACTCTAGTAAAAGATGATACAGGCATAGTCTTTAATGATTATCAGTTCTTACACGGTGGTCTTGGCGGTGATGTACCTCCATTCAAAAAATTTCAAGTTAAAATTGTGATGAGAAGTACTGATCAATCGAAGCCTCCAATGTTTTCAGACTTGAGAATTATAGCTTTGAGTTCATAATGAGTTTTTTAAAAGTTAAAGGTCATACTGACTTATTTAGAGATGAAAATAGTGGTGCAATAATAAATATAAATAAACAAGGAGTATCAGCTGCGAGAAAAAGAAAGCTGGAAAGAAGACAAAAAGAAAAAGAGTTTGAAGATTTAAAAAATGAAGTAAGTGATATTAAGATTATGTTAACTAAAATTATAGAGAAATTAGATGGCTAAAACTACAGTTAACTTATCAGATGCGGTAACCACATGGGTAACGAAAACAAATCAATTATCAGAGACGATAGGTGATTTGGCTAATTTAAATACATCAGAAGATTCTGACATTGTTGGTGCTATAAATGAATTAAAATTAAAAACTGATTTACTTGATTCTGCAGATATTACATCAACAGCAAGAAGTTCTTTTCAAGTTCTTGATGCTGGAGGTGACGGTGGTTTAGTTTATGATTCAGCTACTGGTAACATAACTTATACAGGACCAAGTGCTGATAGCGTACGTTCACATTTTGCGGGTGGTTATGGAGTTGATATTGCCTCTGGTAATATTTCAGTTGACTCATCTGAAGTAAGAAGTTTATTTCAAGTACAAGATTCAGGTGGAAGTGGTTCACTTACATATGATGCCACCAGTGGTACGTTTGTATATAAAGGGCCCGGCAAAGGCGATTTACCGAGTATAATATCAGGTGCAGGTGCACAATCATTTGCTCCTTCGGCTAGTAATGATCAATATTTAAGAGTTAACTGCACAGGAAATATGACATTAAGTGTTGATGTAGGAAGTTTAGAAATAGGACAAACTGTAGTAGTTGATAAAATTGATAGTTCTGGAAATACATTACAAATTAATTGGAAGACAGGTTCGCAAGGTGTTTCACTAGGAACATCTGTTGAATTAGCAGTAGGATTTTTTAACGGAAGCCACTTTTCTTTTATTGAAACTGTTAAAGGATAGGTAACTTATGGGAGTACCATTTGTTGCACAACTTGGATTTGCAGAAGTTGACTCATCCGGTCCTATTGTACCTTTAACTGGAACAGCAGATGCCTCAGTTCAGTTTTATAAATTAACACAAAGTGTTAATGGTGTAATAACTATACCAAACAATAATAAGCATAAAAAAATTATATTAGATGTTAATGGAAAAACTATTAGTGGTGGTGGCGTAAGTCCTATCATTCATAACAATGATTCTACTGAGTTGTCTTTAAAAGGTAATGGATTTATAACTTCATCTGGTAGTTTGTCATTTTCAGGAAACGGTACTGGTGACGCTACAGTAGATTCAGCTACACAAGGTCTTGGTTCAACTGGTCAAGTTGTTATAGATGTACAAGATAATGATATACCATTTCCAGCTAGAGACGATTTTGAAGATCTAATAGAAGTAAGAAACGGTACTTATTTTGGACCGATAAATGCTTATGCTTATTATCCTGAATATTACTATACCGCTAATCCTCCTGGCACAATTCCGCCTGGAGCATCTTCTTCTGCACCTGTAACTATTCAATATAATAACTCTACTTGGCAAGCATATCAAAATACATTAATGCAAGATATAAGTGGAAGTAGCAATGTAATGCAAAGTTCGAGTGGACAACCCGGCGCTCAGTTTGGTGCATTATTTTCAATAGGTGCTGGTAGATTTGAGTTAAGAGTTCCTCATAACGGAGCTGTTGCTATATTAAAACACGATGGTACTAATTCTACATTTGAAAGTGGTACAGGGACTATTACCGGTTCTCAGACAAGATATTCCACAAGAAATAATAGTGGTGCTGAACCATACTTCGGTGTTCAAGAGAGATGCTATACTTGGGTAATTACAGTCGGTGGTGTAGCTTTAGAAATTACAGCGAGATGGAAGGCTGATACGTATAGGCCGGGCAATACTCCTTACTATGCAGGTGGATTATACTTTGGCACTAACATAGATGCTACTTCTCCATTACCAAGTGGGACTACAATGAGATTGCCTGCCACAGGTTTTTTTACAGAAGGCAAAAGAGCAGTAGTACAAAATAACAATGATAATCCTATAAATTTTTCTTTAGCAGGCGGTACTGATTCTTCTGTACCAGCAAATGATTCAGCCACAGTAGTTAATGCAGCATCAACTGGAGAATCATGGAGTTTTTCCGGTGAAAAGCCAACAGCAACAGTAGTAAATCAATCAAGTCCAGGGATAAATGTTCTTGATAGCGATTTTACTGTTGATATTTCACAACAGGTTGATTTTTTTCCATATAACGTTTCAACTATCAATCCATCAACTGGTGGATCAAGATCAAGGTATCGACTTCAGTTACGTAGTGGACATTTACCAATACGTTTACCGAATGGTACGATAAAAACTGCAGGACAAGTTTTAAGTACAACTGATATGCTGAGTTTATTAGGAACACCATCAAATCCAACAAATTGGGGTAATTCAAATAATCCTTTTTCTTGGGAGTATCAAAATTATCCGCAAACAACTTTCACAACATTTCCTAGTTCTACTACATTTACTATGGGTGGTAAAACTTGTCTCGGTATGGGAGCGTACGGTGCTGGTAATAGTGGAGGAACAGATCCAACGGACTATTATTACGTAGGTTTTTGTTTTCATGAAGACGGTTTCATACAAACTTACTTACTTACTATCACTACCGATGGTGGTAGTACTGATCAGGGCATACCACCATCGGAACTTAGTAGATCATATCAATTTAGTAGTCACGGTGATTTTTCAGTAGCAATGTTACCTAGAAATTTCTTTCCTTCTGTCAAAGTCGGTAGTGTAAATGTAATCAACGGTAGAACTACATTTAAGAATAATGGTACAACTATTATTAATGATTTTACACCTTCAATACTTGGTGTAAGTAGAGGAAATCAAGGTGTTTTAGGTGTTGGTGCTTCATTAACTTTTGATAGTCAGGACGGTTCAACCGCAACATTTACTGGTACAGTGCCTGAGGAAAATACAGCTGGTGATCCATTAGCTCCAGCTGCTCCTATTAGTGGAACTGGGGTAAGTAATAATGATTCTGGAAGACCAGTTGATGGTGTTGACTTATCTGCTTTTACTGGCACTATTAATTCAATAAGATCAGGTGAATCACCAAGTACCACATATATAGTAACTGTTGCACCAAAAAGTTCATATGATTCTGGAAGTTCTAATGCATTTTACATTGACGGTGTAGAACGTCCAACGCTTACACTTACTGAAGGTAATACGTATTTCTTTATACAATCTGATGCTTCAAATGGTGCTGGAGGAAGTCATCCGCTTAGATTCAGTACAACAGCAAATGGAACACATGGAAGTGGAACTGAATATACAACTGGTGTTACTACAGTCGGAACGCCAGGAACTTTTGGTGCGTACACCAAAATAACTGTTGCAGCAAGTGCACCTACATTATATTACTATTGTTCAAATCATAGTAATATGGGTGGCCAACTTAATACCGCATAGGATATCATATGGGTGTTAATTATAATCCAAGAACAATCACAAATGATTGTGTATTTCATATCGACATGGCCAATCCAAAGTGTTACGCAAATGGTGTACTTGGTACAAAAAGTGGCTTTAAAGAACTGACACCTAACCCAGTTGGAACGGGTAATGACTTATTCTTTTTTACTAATAGTGGTAATGGGCCAGACTTTGTAAACGAAGGAGAAAGATCACACTTTCACTTTACAAGAACTGAAGGTAATAGAATCTCTTTTGAAAATGTCGCATCAACATCAAATCATTTACTAACAAAAATGGGACACAGTGGTTCTGGTACTGAACCTTTACCTTTTACGATAGAGTTCGTCATTCGAATTCAAACTCAACCAACTGGTGCTGGTGGAAATGGCTTTGGAGTTATTCGTTTTAACGGTAATGCCGGTATTGGATGTCATATAAGAAATGGTAATGGTGCTGGTGTTGTGAACGTAGGTTATACCGGACAAGGTAATTATTCAAGCTATGGTTCTACTGTTGAGCTAGGTGAGTGGTACTATGGTGCTGTTACAAGAAATGACGCTACAGGAAATACAGGCACTCTAAATTTTTATGATAAAACAGGACTTACTAATACTGTATTAAATCAAAACATCAAAACGACTTTTGGCACACAGAATTGTTTAATAGGTGGTTCACCTGGGTTTATGGACGGAGATATTGCATTAGTAAGAGTTTATAAAAGAGATTTAACAGAAAGCGAAATCAGAACTAACTTTGAAGCTTTACGTGGAAGGTTTGGATTATAATGGGATTATTTCATTCACCAAAGATTATAACTGATGGATTAGTTTTATTATTAGATGCCGGTAATCCAAAATCTTATTCTGGTTCTGGAAATGATTGGCTTGATCTTAGCGGTAATAAGTTTCACATGTCTCTTAAAAACTCTCCCACATTTGTTAATGATGCAGGATTAAAATACTTTTCATTAGACGGTTCTAATGATTACGGTAAGTGTGATGCAACTGTTAGTGGTTCTGTTGAAGGGACTGTTACTAATCTTGGTATAGGAGGTGCGGTACCAAGAAGTATAGTTTGTGTAGCAAAAATGAAAAGCGGAGTTGGAGCTACTGCTGGAGGATTATTTGATGTAGGAGACACAGGTGTGACTGGAAGACATATGTCTTTAAGAAGACTTGGTGACACAACTGCCGATCCAACCAGCTTTCGAAATAATTTTTGGGGTCCACCAGATCATGATTTTACTTACAGCGCTTTTGATTGGACAATGTATACTTCATCGTATGGGTCTGATAAAAAAACAAAAACATTCGGTAATTCGGGAGTTCTATTAGGGCAAGAAAATGTAGCTTATGATTTAGTTACAGCAGGAAGCAGATCTTTTGAAATGGGAAGATATAATGGTGGTCAATATATCGGTGCTGACATAGCTTATTATATGATTTATACAAAACAATTAAGTGATTCTGAAATGAAACAAAACTTTGATGCAATAAGAGGAAGGTTCGGATTGTAATGGGAGTATTCGCAGGACCAGATATTATTGAAGATGGATTAGTATTAGCATTAGACGCTGCAAACACTAAGTCATATCCGGGAAGTGGTACTACTTGGAATGATTTAAGTGGAAACGGTAACCATGGAACAAATGCTAATATGACTTTTGAAACAGATAAAGGTGGTGTGTTTGATTTTAATAACAGTAACAGTCAATCATCTATAGCTAATAGTGATTCATTAAATCCTGTATCTCAATTAACTATTGAAGCGGTTGTTAATTTTGACGGTAATAGTACTGACTTTATATTTGAAAAAGGTAACGTTAATACTCAATATAGTTTATTTTCACACAGCACAGATTTAGTATTCAGAACCGTTCATGACGGTGTAGGAGGTTATGATTCACTTTACGCTTATAAAACTCAAGGAATAACAAACGGACAATATCATCATGTTTTAGGATCATATAATGGTTCTACTAAAAAAACGTATATTGATGGAAGAGAAGTAGCTACAAAAAATAAAACTGGAAATTTGGTAACAACTACTCCTGGTGCTGCTGTTGGAGATTTTGGTGGCGCTTCAACAGGATACCCGTTCGGCGGAAAGATTGCTTTAGTACGTGTTTATAATATAGGACTAACTGCAAGTCAAGTAAAGCAAAACTTTGAAGCTACAAAAGGTAGATTTGGTATTTTATAAAAGTCATTTTGTATAAATAGTCTTAAAGGCAGGGGCGAAAGTCCGACAAAGAAATCAACTGGAGTATTTCATGGCCGTATATCAAGAATTTACAATCGATCAAGGTTCCGACGCAACTATTGAATTACACTTAGTAGACAAGAATGGTACTGCTAAAAATTTAACTGGTTATACTGTAACAGCAAGATTAAAGAAAAATTACAGTGACAGTGCAGGTGAAGCCACAGCTTTTACAAGTGTAGTTACAAATACCACTGGTGGCATCGCCACAATTTCACTTTCAAATACACAAACTGACGCATTAAAAGCAGGCAGACATGTATATGATGTTGAACTTTCTAATGTTGACAGCTCAAGTGGAAACACTATTATCGAAAGAATTCTCGAAGGCAGAGTACAAATAACTCCATCTGTCACTAAATGAGGTAATAGTGTCCGTTAAAGTTACAGTAGGTCAACAAACTTTTATAAAAAAGATCGTACTCGGTACTCCGGTAACAACAGCCAGAGAAACACTATCTATCGATGAATTTACCGATTTTAATGTTGCTACTAAATCTGATGCACAAATACTTGTTTTCGATTCTGCTGAAGGTGTATTTAAAAACTATACATTTGATGTAGGTCAAGGTTTAGCTAGAGAATACTCGCCTGGTGACGATAAACTTACAATTGCAATTGATTCTGATAAAACACCAGTTGTTACTGGTATATTATCAAAAGGTAATCTTACACCAACACTTGACAGTACATTCGATTTAGGTGATAGTAACCGTAAGTGGAAAGATCTACATCTAAGTGGAAGTACAATACACTTAGGTGGAATTAAACTCAAAGATTCTGGCGGTGATTTTTCTGTAAAAGATAGTACAGGCACACCAGTTAATATTGATCTTGCCGGTTCAATACAACAAATAAGAGGTTTCTTTAGCCCGGGTGGTGATTTAAGTTATGATTCTACTACTGGTAGATTTGAATTTGATGTAGAACAAGTTTATACTAAAGCAAATTTTGATAGTGATCTTGGTGATGCACTTGATGGCGGCGTAGGTATAACATATGATTCTGCTAATGATACTATAAGAATTGATTCAGCCGAATTAGAAGCTAACTTTAAACAAGATATACGTGGATATTTTACAGCTGATAAGGGTTTAGTATATAGTCCAACTACAGGTAATTTTGATGTAGACTCTGCCAACTTAAAAACTATAATATCTGCAACGGATGCAGGTGGTGATGGATCTTTTAGTTATAATAATAGTACAGGTGTATTTACATATACAGGTCCAAGCGCTTCAGAAGTAAGAAACCACTTTAGTGCAAGTAATGGTTTAAGTTATAATAGTTCCACTGGTGATTTTAGATTACCACAACCTTTAGATTCATCAGACAAAGCAAGATTCTCAAGAGTCATGGTAGATAGTGCAAGAATACTAGATCATGGTCTTGTTAGTGGTGCTTTACAAATATCTAGTTATGCAAATGCAATAAACTCAACAGGTAGACGCGAAGGTGTTTTATATATTGGTAATGATGCACAGTTAGGTGCTGCTGGAGGTGATTTAACAATATATCATAATGACTCCGGTGCTCAAATTGAAAACCGTACAGGTGATTTAAGCATAAAGCAACTTAGTGGTAGTGGTCAAGTTGGTGCAAAACATATTAACATTACAAATCACACCAATGACGGTGATATAGTTTTAAGTGCAGATTGGCCTAGAACTACAGGAGCTCAAATACCGTATGTTGAAGTAAAAGGTCAAACTGGAGAGGTTAGGTTATTTCATAAAGATGGTGATCAATATGATAGTAGTATTGCACCACAAGGTAGAGAAAAATTTAGAACACAGTTTTATGGAGCTCGTGTTTATGGATTTTTAAGAGCTGATAATATTATTTCCCTTGGAAGTCTATCTAGAGCAACAGCAGTTGATTCTGCTACATACGGATCAGCAACACAAATACCTGTATTAACAGTCAATACTTCTGGATTTATTGACAGTATTGGAACAGTGGCTGTTGCTGGTGTTTCATCAACGTCATTTGATTCAACAAGCGGTATTTTTACAATTAATACTGCAGATGGCAATTCTTTTCCAACACACATTCAAGACTCTGCTGACCTTGTAAGAATTTCAAGAAAATCACTATCTGCAACAGATGCTGGTGGAGATGGTTCGTTCAGTTATAATAACACTACAGGTGTATTTACATACACAGGTCCGAGTGCTTCAGAAGTAAGAGCTCATATTACTGGCGGATCTGGTATAGGTGATAGTGTTAATGGTAACGGTATCATTAAAATAGATTCAGCTGAATTATATTCTTTATATAAACATGATGACTTCAGTGATTTTGTAGCTGATGAACATGTAGCGCACAGCGATGTAAATATAACAGCTGGTGCCGGTTTAACTGGCGGTGGTAATATTGCATCCACAAGAACTTTAGACGTTGTTGGTGGAAAAGGTATAATAGCAAATGCTGATGACATACAAGTTGATTCATCTAATATTAAAAAAATATTTTCTGCAACTGACGTAAGTGGTGATGGAAGTTTTTCATATAATAATTCAACTGGAGTATTTACTTACACAGGACCATCATCAACAGAAGTAAGAGCACACTTTAGTGCAAGTAATAGTTTAAGTTATAATAGTTCGACTGGTGACTTTAGATTACCACAGCCTTTAGACTCGGCTGCTAATCCAACATTCAATCAACTACGTGGTCCTGCAAGTTTTGTAATAGATCCTGCAACTATCGGTGATAATACAGGTACAGTTAGAATACTTGGTAACTTACAAGTTGAAGGCACACAAACAATCATAAATTCAACCACTGTAAGCCTTAATGATAAGAATATTGTCATTGCAGATAGTGCAGCAGATAGTTCAGCACTAGATGGTGGAGGTATCACATGGGGTGGTGCAAGTATAGTAGACACTCCTACATTTAATTATTCACACGCAAATGCAAGACTCGTATCAAATCGAGAAATAAATGCACCATTGTTCTCAGGTTCAGGCGCATCACTAACAAATTTACCCGCTGCATCTTTAACAGGCACTATTGATTCTGCAAGAATACCAACTTTATTAATCGCAGACATTGGAAATATCAATTCAATAGATCATGATGCACTTACTAACTTTGTAGCAAATGAACATATTGATCATACTGGAGTATCAATAACTGCAGGCTTTGGATTAAAAGGCGGCGGTACAATTGCATCAACTCGTGATTTAGCAATTGATTCAGCAGAACTTTTAACTTACTATGAGCCAATAATAAGACACGACAATTTGTCTGGATTTGTTGCAAATGAGCATATAGATCACACCGGAGTTTCAGTAACAGCAGGATTTGGTCTTAAAGGTGGAGGTACAATAGCCTCTACTCGTGACTTAGCAATTGACTCGGCTGAACTTTTAACATATTACGAACCTATTTTAAGGCATGACAATTTATCAGGATTTGTTGCAAACGAACATATAGATCATACTAGTGTTTCAGTCATAGCAGGAAACGGTTTAGCTGGTGGTGGAGATATTTCTTCAAGTAGAACAATCAGTATAGATTCTTCTCAAATAAAGGGATTATTTTCTGCTGGTGGTGACTTATCATATAATTCAGGAACAGGTGAATTTAGTTTTGATGTTGAAGCAGTATACACTAAAGAAAACTTTGACAGTGATTATTTCTTTGCAAAAGATTCTGCAAACACGGCCGTTGAAAGAAATCAGCATGATGCTACTACTAAAGCCTTTGCAGTAACAGTTGCATCAAAATCTGGCACTCATGTTTATCAAGGTCAAGGCAGTGGTAACGCATATTATGTAGATGGAACAGAATCACCGATAATAAACTTAAAACTTGGAAGAACATATCGTTTTAATTTAAGTTCAAGTGATATGTCAAGTCATCCATTTAGATTTTATTATGATGCTGCAAGAAATACACAATACACAACCGGTGTAACCACAACAGCAACATATACAGAAATTGCTATAACAGAATCCACACCTCCGATGTTGCATTATCAATGTTCATCTCATGGTTATATGGGTCATGCAGTTCAAATTGGTACACGTAACTTTACAGGTTTTACAACAACTGACTTAACTGAAGGTACAAACCTATATTATACAGATACAAGATTTGATAATCGATTAGCTACTAAGACTACAGATAACTTAAGTGAAGGTTCAAGTAACTTATACTATACAGATGCAAGAGTAAGAGCAGTTAGTTTGGATTCTGCTGAAGCTCAGGCAATGATTGATTCAAATCTTAATAATGATATTACCTTTGGCGGTGATGTAGCATTTGATTCTTCTGGTGCTATATTCTTTGATAAGTCAGATAAATCTCTTAAATTTTTTGATCAACACAGATTAAAAATTGGTACTAATACTGGTACTGGTGGCGATATAGAAATTTATCATGATGGAAACAATTCTTATATAGATGCTGGTGGTAGTACCGGTGCATTAATTTTCATGTCAAGCGTTTATAGTTTTAGAAACGCATTAAACACTGAACAAATAGCTCACTTTGCTCAAGATGGCGTGGCACAACTTTATCATAATGGTCTTTCTAAAATAAAAACAGACTCTGATGGCATAAGAGTTCCTGGAATTGTTAATCAAGCATCTGGTATCATACTTGAAGATCCATCAAATACTGCTTTTGGTGGTCATGTAACTTTTTATGATGGTGGAGCAGCTGAACATTTTGTAAATGGCGATGTTGTAATTGGTGGTAGAAATGCTCACAATAGACTTAAAAATATTGTTTTAGATAGAGATATTGAGAGAGTAAGATTCCCAGGTGATGTACAATTCGATTCTTCTTCTGGTATTATATTTGATGTATCAGATAAAGTTCTTAAAGTTAATTCAGCTAATTATAAAATTCAATTAATTGATAATGCTGAATTACTTTTTGGAACAAGTAATGATTTAAAAATATTTCATAATGGTAGTAATTCTTTTATTCGTGATCAAGGCACCGGTGCTCTATTTGTACAAACAAGTAGATTTATAGCTGAAGATCTAGGCAGTAATAGAATAATAGATGGTCAAGATGGCGGTCCAGTTGATCTTTATCATGATGGAAGTAAGAAGTTTTTTACAACAGATTCAGGTGCTGAAGTTGTTGGAAATTTAATAACTGATTCTGCAACTATCCAAGGTGGTGTCTTAGACATAAAAAATACAGGTGCACAATCTGAAGTAAGATTATTTTGTGAAGATGCTAATCAACATTATGTAGCAGTAAGAGCACCGGCTCATAGTACATTCAGTGGAAACGTAGTATTAACACTTCCATCAGCTGATGGTACTATAATATCAACATCTAATTCAAACGCACCTAGCACAACAACTTCAGCTGCAGATGCCGACTTCGTCTTAATTGATGATGGCGGTACTATGAAAAAAATTACACCTGCTAATTTAGGTATAAGCAGTGGTATTACAATACAAGATTCTGGTGGTACTTTATCAAACCTCGCAACAACATTAAATTTTGTTGGAGCCGGTGTAACCGCTTCAGGATCTGGTTCAACCAAAACGATCACAATATCAGGTGGTGGATCAGGTAGTGGTGCTGTATCCGGCGGTGACACCATGGTTCAATTTAATGATGGTGGCTCTTTTGGTTCAGATGCTGAATTTACATTTAACAAGACCTCAAATACACTTACTATCGGCGGTCCGTTAATAGCAACAAGCAAATCATTTGATATTAAACATCCTACAAAAAAAGGAAAAAGATTAAGATATGGATCACTTGAAGGACCTGAAAATGGTGTATATGTAAGAGGACGTGCAAATTCAACTAAGATAAATTTACCAGATTATTGGACTGGACTTGTTGATGAAGAAAGTATTACTGTAAACTTAACACCAATAGGTAAACATCAGAAATTATATGTGGAAGATATATCAAATAACACTATTACAATTGGAAATGATAATTTAATTAAAAAAGAAATCAATTGTTTTTATACGGTATATGCTGAGCGAAAAGACATAAATAAAATAACTGTAGAGTATAAAAGGTAATTAAATGGCAATATCAGATAGAAATATAGTAATTACTCCGAATCGTACCGCTACAGGTAAAGTTCAGCCAAAGATTGTTTTTACTGGTGCTGACTCAAGTATTGGTGATTCTTCTGCAATTACACTTTTTGCAAATCCTGAAAATTCAGGTACACTGAGTTTTTCTGGTACAGCAGGCCAATTATTTTCAATTACAAATGATTTAACTGGTACAATATTTTCAGTCAATGATATTTCTGGAATACCATCGCTATCGATTAATGATCAAGGTATAATACAGTTAGCAGAATTTAATGGAAGAGTATTAATAGGTGGAGCAAGTGATGATAGTGCATCAACATTGCAAGTATCAGGTGCACTAACTGCTGATTCGGCAACTATAACTGGAAATATAAAAACTCGAACTGCTATATTTTCAATGAATGATGAAGATTCAAGTAGCTTTGCAACTGCAGTTATTGGAGAAAGAAATGCTAATGATGGAATTGCATCTATCGAATTTCGTAACGCATCAAATACATTTTCATCTAAAATTGATGGTGCAGGATCTTATTTTGGTGTTTGGACAAATAAAAACAGTGTAAACGATTACAGAATTATAGCTAATTTTGGTACTGCTGATGAAACTATAATTTTAAAACCTTCAGGCACAGACAGGATTACAGCTAATAAATATGGTGCCACTATTAATGGAAAAATAGATGCTGATTCCGCTGCTTTAACTGGAAAACTAAACATAAATATGGGATCATCAATCCTTCCAGCAATTAAGCTATTAGGAAATGGTCCAAACACAATAAGATTTTTTGACGGTCAAGATGGAAGCAATACAACTAACGCTGTAGATATTGCTTATCGAACTACACCTAATGACTTAAGAATAGAGAGAGCTGAAAATGGTCATATCATAGCTGCATTTGGTGGAGATGACGGACACGTAGATTTATACAAAGGTAATTCCAAAAAGTTTGAAACAACAGATTCTGGTGTAAATATTACTGGTGCTATAAGAGTTAATAATGCACCATTTACAAGTGGTGGTACGGATTCAGCCTCAGTTATAGCATTAATAGATTCTGATTATGTACAAGCTAGAAGTTCAGGTACAAGAGGTACATTAAATAACGTAAATAGTAGATCATTTACAGGTGATAATACAACAACTGCATTTGAGCTACAAGTTACGCCTGCCGATTCAGATGATGTCTTTGTATTTGTAAATGGTGTATTACAACACACAAATACTTATAGTGTAAGTGGAAACACTGTAACATTAGCGTCAGCACCTGATTCATCAAGTACAATTGATATAAGATCACATTTAATAAAATCAGAAAATGTAACTTTACGAGATTACAAAAAATATGTTTACACATTAGGTAGCACAGTAGATTCAGTAAGTGGTGCAGATTCAGCCGGTGCAACTTTGACATATGATGCTGGTTTAGTTGATGTATATGTAAACGGTGCAAGGTTAGTCACTGATAAAGATTATACTGCAGGTAATGGTAGTCAAGTTGTCTTTGATTCAGCATTAGGTGCAGGTAACATTGTAGAAGTAGTATCACATTCAAGAGCTTCAGTATTTACACCTGAATTAACAAGTGCCGATGTCAGTTTATCAACTACAGATTCAGGACAAAATATAGATAGTTTTGCAAAAGCTTCATTTAGAACATACAAATTTACTGCACAAATATCACATGCAGCAAGTA